ATGTTGTGATCCCAGAATCCACCTTGTCCACCACTGGTTCTGGCGCTCACATTACGCAGGTAACAGTCATCATCAACAATTCTCCAGGAGCAACACCGAGAGAATTAATATGTTTCTTTTAACTCCAATTGCAAGATTTTTTGATATTGGCTCTGGTCCAGAGTTTCATTATCCTGCTGACACACAGTGGGCACGTGATGCTAGATCCGAGGCTAAGCGGATTATGCGATTGGAAATCAAACCCAAACATCGATCCTTTGGTGGGCATCTTATCATCGTACAAACGACGAGGATGTATAATGGTGTGCCGGTGTATTGGGAGGAGAAAGTACAGGGTAATGTTGGTGGTTTGATTGATCGTTATCAAAGTGAGAAAGTTAGAATTTATATTCCTATGTGCAATGGTATATTTTGCATGGATGCTGTTATACATGAGTTTCTGCACTATTGGCTTTATGCAAAAAAGATCCATGGTCATGACGCTCGTTTTGATAAGCATGGTGTTTTCAATTGGGCTTATACACGACAAGTGACTGGTATTGCTTTTGGTTTGGTGCAGGAAGCACAATCACCATCTTTTGATGTTGAAATCCGTGAGGCTGATGGTTTGCATTTCTTACACGCTGATTTTGTTGTCCCGGAGGATCAAGTTGCATAATCAATGGCAAATTTTAGAAACTTCTGGGATTCAAATCATCCCACATTCCAAAAAGCGTATTCTTGAGCTTTTAGGTGATGCTGCTGTCACAGATGGTATGGGGTTCAAACGGATTTTCCCCAAGGGTTTTCGTTGGGACGGAATGAGTGGTGGCAGACTAGCTAATGTTTTTCGACCATGGGTGACTGGAACCAAACAAGATTGGGTGTATTTGACACATGATTTTGATTGTAGATGTCGTAAGCTACTTAATTTGAAATGGTCTTACATTCATAGAAATATGCGTAAAGGCATTGTTAAGTTTGGTGGTTTGCGAACAAGAGCTTTAGTTTGGGAGATAGCTGTTTGGATTGGTGCTCCTTTTGTTGCTGGTAAAGGGTTTGGTCTGCAAGATGATGAAGACTATGATCAATCTATTGATGGGTTATCTCTTGTGGATTGGGTTAAAAAGAATTATCCTTATGGATTGGAGAAATCAACATGTCCAACGGGAATTTGACACAAGCAACGATGGAAACAATTTTGGGTATCCAAAAAGATGTTCGAGAAGGAAAACGTCCAAAAGATGTTAGTGCAATTTATGATTTAATTACGCATGTAGCTGGTCTGGTTATACAAATTCAGGTTGAAGGTTGTGCTATGCGTTGTAAGACTTTGTTTGGTTGGCCTGCTGCCGTTACAGTTATCACTCTGATAATTGCTGCAGTCAGTGTTTTGGTAGCAAAATGAATGATTGGAAAATATGGCAGATAGCGCGAACTGCAACATCTCTTGAAGACTTACATTCAAGAGCTGCTGCGTTAGGAATATCAACTATACTTTGCAAAGACTATGTTGAGTATGTCCGTGAGTCAGATGGTCAGACGGTAAAACTTATCAATGAGCCAACTTTGTGTAGTGTTAAGATGCTGAAATCAACATGAACAATGGTCTGAAAAAATTATTTGTCAAACGTCTTGTTGGTGGTTTGGAACGCCAATCCATCACCAAGTGTTCGGAATGGTCTGTACACTACCGTATGATGGGCCAACCTTTCCCAGGAGCATATAGCTATGATCATCATCCGTGGTGCAAAGAGATGACTGATTGTGAAGCAGAAACAACTGTAGGTATGAAGGCTGCTCAGATGGGTTATTCGGAAGTTGCTTTGAACAAAGCCTTTTATACCATTGACATTCTGAAAGCAAGCGTCTTGTATGTTTTACCAGCATCAACACCGGATGCTTCAGATTTCTCATCCTCACGATTTGATCCTGCCTTGGAAATGTCTCCACATTTGCGTAACATGTTTTCTGAGGTTAAGAATGTTGGTTTGAAACGTGCTGGGAATGCATCTTTGTATATTCGTGGTTCTCGATCACGCTCACAAGTCAAATCAATTCCTGCCTCACAGCTTATTTTTGATGAGCTTGATGAAATGAATCAAGATAATGTTGTTTTGGCACGTGAACGTTCCTCTGGTCAGAATATCATGCAAGAACTTATGATTTCCACACCACGGGTTGAAAACATTGGGATAGATTTATATTGGCAACAATCCACGCAAGAAGCATTTTTCTTCAAGTGTCCGCATTGTTCACGTTTGGTACAGTTGACATATCCTAAATGTTTGATTATCACATCAGATGATCCTCTTAATCCTAAGATCGAGGATTCCCATCTTATTTGTCCAGAGTGCAAAAATATTTTAGATAATAACACAAAACCTGAATGGTTGGGTTTGTCTAACACTCAATGGGTTCCTGAGCGAACTAATCGAAACATTCGAGGTTTTCGTGTTAATCAATTATATTCAATGGCTCAGGCATCACGTCCTGCTGTTTTAGCTATGAAGGCTTTGCGCTCTAGCAATGGCCCAACAGAAGAACAAGAGTTTCATAATTCAAACTTAGGCTTGTGCCACACTGTTGAAGGTGCTAGGGTAACAGATGAAAATTTGCAAGATGCTATCAAACGCTCAACTGGTTATTCTAAATTTTCTGAATCACAACACAATTCTTGGAAAGCAATGGGTGTTGATGTTGGACCCAAATTCCTACATGTTGAAATAACGGAATATAAGGCCAATAGTAAAAAGACTGTTGATATTAATTTGAGTATGGATGCAAAAGTTCTTTTTGAAGGCAAAGTTGAACAGTTTGAAGAGCTTGATCGTCTTATGTTAGCTTTTCGTATTATGATGTGTGTTGTTGATGCTCAGCCGGAAAAACGTAAAGCTATGGAGTTTGCACAACGGTTCTATGGCCGTGTGCGTATTTGTTTTTATGCTGATACGATTAATATACGAGATGTTGGAAATTTGCCTGATAAAGATGATTTTTCAATTGTAGTTGGTCGTACAGTTTGGATGGATACTTCTCTTGGACGATTCAAACAAAAATCTATTAGATTGCCTATTGACACATCTTTCGAGTATCGTGAACAAATGAAGGCACCTGTGAGATCATATGAATTAGATAAGCATGGAAATGCGATCGGTCGTTATCTTTCAGGAAATCAAGCTGACCATTTTGCACATGCTAGGAATTACAATGAGATTGCTCTTGCTTTAGGTATGTCAAAGGCTAAAAGTCAAAATGTGGAGAATTTACCGATATGAATCTTTTGAAAACACATGAGAAAAGTCATCCGGATTATGATAATCAAATTGATGATTGGACAAAATTCCGGAATATTCTCAACGGTGGAACATACTTTATTGAGGAGTATCTGAAACGTTATTCCGTTCGTGAAGATAACATTGATTTTGCAAATCGTCTTGAGATGACATATAATCCTGGTCACAGTGAAGCAGCCGTTATGGATGTTCGTAACTCAATCTATCAAAGATTGTCAGATATCACACGTGCTACAGATATCACAACTTTGAATTCTTGTACTGTAGGAAATCTGCGTGGTGTGGATAATAAAGGGAACACCATGAATAGTTTCCTAGGCAGAACAATTCTAACTGATTTACTATTCATCGGAAAAGTTGGTGTTTTCATTGATAGGGCACCTGATGCTGCTTTGGTTAGATCCAAAGCAAATTTGAATGCGCTTCATCCTTATCTTTATAAAGTTAATGCTGAGGATATTATTGGTTGGTCTTATGATGCTTTTGGTGACTTGAACACTGTGTTGATTAGGTATGATGAGGCTGTGATAGACGATGATACAGGTTTGACAACATCTTTTGAGGATTGTTATAAATTGTTACAGAAGACTGCTTTAGGTGTTTCTGTGAAATTTTATGATAATCAGATGGAAGCTTTAGGACAAACTGTTACTTTGAATCTATTACATATACCTCTTGTGATTTTGGAGATTTCAAAAAGTCTTTTATCAAATATTGCGGGACATCAGATTGCGCTTTTGAACATGGAATCAAGTGATGTGAATTATGCTATCAAAGCTAATTTCACATTCTACACAGAGCAGTTTGATCCTAAGACTGAGAGTTTTGCAAGGGGCGCCACGACGGATGATGCTGAGGATGGCGAGATTACGGATTCTGCGGGTACAAGTAAAGCTGTGCAGGTTGGTGCTGTCAAAGGTCGGAGATATTCTGTGGGTGTAGAACGTCCTGGATTTATTAATCCGTCTTCTGAACCTTTACGGGTTAGCATGGATAAAGAGGATAAGATTATCCGAGACATTCGCCGGCTGATCAATCTTAACCTTTCAACTTTGGAACCAACTAGGGCTAGTGCGGAATCAAAGCGGCAAGATCGTCAAGGGCTGGAGAGTGGTTTGGCCTATATTGGTATGGAACTTGAGCATGGGGAACGTCAGATTGCTGCTAAATGGGCAGAGTATGAAGGACAAAGATCTCCATCAATTCTTATAACTTATCCAAGTAATTATGATTTGAAAACTGATGGTGAACGGGATGAGGAAGCTGCAAGTGCTCTGAAAGTTGCTACAAAATTACCTTCACCAGCTTTTAGAAAGCATATGCTAAAAAGAGTTGCGAAGATTTTGCTCCAATCTAAAATTACTCAGGAAGAACTCACAATTGTCTATAAGGAGATTGACGAACTACCTCCTGTGGAAGCAGATTATGAGACTATTGCTGCTGATTTGGAAAGTGGAGTTGTTGGTGTTGAAACTGCTAGCACTTTACGAGGTTACGTAAAGGGAGAGGCTGAGAAAGCCAAAGTGGATCAAGCTGAACGTGCAGCACGTGTCGTTAAGGCTCAGACTGATGCAGCTGGTATGTTACCAAATGCTGCAAATCGGGGTGCTGTTGATCTAGATCCAGATCCATCAATTTCAAAAGGTAATAAATCATGAGTAGTTATTGCACAATGGCAGAAGCTGCAGAATACATGTCTACCCGTTTTGGGGCGGATGCTTGGTATAGTGCAGCAAAACTACCTTTTCCTGTGATTAGCGAGATCATCTTCACAAGTGGTAGCACTGGAACCAAATACAGTATAACAGTTGTCACTGATGAATATGGTACAGGTTCAATAGTTACAACTATTTACACTGGAACCTCAGCTAATACTGAGTTTGGAACTTGGCTTCTTGAGGATGTAAATTCAAAACTTTATGAAGTTACATACTACTTAGATGAAGATGAAGCACAACAATTTTATATCTCACAACGAAGTGTTGTTAGTCCACAATATCAAGCATTAGTAACTGCAACTGCGGCTATTGATCGTTTGAATTTTATTGGAACAATACTCGTCGAAGGACAAACAAACCAGTTTCCAAGGACTGGGGCAACGGAGGTACCTGATAACATTAAGATAGCTTGCATGGAAGAGGCGTTATCACTTTTAGAGGGCCGAGACCCTAATATGGAGTTTGAAAATCTGCGTATGTTAACACAAACATACGCAAATGTCAAGTCCGCGTTTGATCCTGGAATCGTAGCTGAGCATATTATCAGCGGAATAACTTCCTCCATTGCTTGGAGGTATATCCGACCCTATCTCAGAGACCTAAATTCCACGCGATTTAACCAGGTGTAAGGAGTCCTATGAATCGTTTTGAAAAAAGTTTTCGTTGGTTGGTTGCTTATGATGAAGCTTCTGATGCCGCTGCCGCTGAAGCTGCTGCTGCCGCTGAAGCCGCTGCTGCTGCTGCTAATAAGGTTACGTTTGATGAGAAGCAGCAAGAACATATCAATAGCCTGCTTGCAGAAGAACGTCGGAAACAGCAAGAAAGTCTGCAGAAGGCTGTTGCTGAAGTTACGGCTCTTCGTACGCGAGTTAAGTTGTCAGATTCTGAGCGTAAAGATTTGGATAAGCGTTTAGAAGTTATTCAGCAAGAAACGTTGACTAAGGGGGAATTGTCCAAGCGCGAGCATGAGAAAGCTCTTAATAAGCTGCAAACCGAACGTGATGATGTAACAAAGGATCGAGATTCTTGGAAAACTCGGTTCGTTGATACGCAAATCAATAACACGATTATGCAAGCAGCAACAAGCGGAAAGGCTTACAATCCTCGTCAGTTTTTAGCTATACTCAAACCTCAAACACAGTTAGAGGAAGTTTGTGACAGTGAGGGAAACCCCACTGGTGACTTTGTTCCGAAAGTAACTTTTCAGGATGTGGACAAAGAAAAGAAACCTATTACCCTCAAGTTAAGTGTTGAAGATGCACTCAAACGTATGGCCGATATGGATGAGTTTGCAAACCTATTTGCAAATGAGGGATCAGGTGGATTGGGACATCGTAGCCCAGGTAGTCATCAGGATACTGATATTACTGCTTTGGCTAGTGATGCTAAGAAGTACCGCGCAGCAAAAGAAAAAGGATTAATCAATCTTGATTAATTCCACACAAAGAGGTAGAAAGATGACTACGAAAACTGGTTGGTTGGTGGCTTACGCAAATGATAACGATGCTTTGATTCCGGAAGTCTGGGCTCAGGAGTCGTTGCTGTTTCTTGAGAAAAATCTGATTGCGGCTTTGCTTGTTCACCGGAACTTTGAGAACGAGATCAAGAAGTTCGGTGATGTGGTGAATACGCGGCGTCCTGCTGGATTCAAGGCTGTGCGAAAGATTGATGGTGATGCTGTGACCAATCAGGACGCAGAAGCCACTAATGTGCAGATTCCGCTGGATCAGCATCTGCATACTTCCTTCATCATCTATGATGGTGAAGAGTCGAAGAGTATGAAAGACCTGATGGAGTTCCACGCTCTTCCGGCAATCTCCTCAATCGCTCAGTCGCTTGATCAGGTTGTCCTCGGTGAGTTGTATAACTTCATGGGTGGAGCAAATGCTGGTCGTTTGGGTTCGGATGTTACGCGGGAAACCGTTATTGATACTCGTGAAGCCATGACCAACAACAAGTGCCCGCTCGGTGATCGTCGGTTCTTGATTACTCCGAACGTGGAAGGTCAGCTGTTGAATATCGAGGATCTGGTTAATGCCAATACGGTTGGTGATGTTGGTTCGTCATTGCGTGAAGGTCATATCGGACGTAAGTATGGTTTTGATTTCTTTACCACGCAGAATGCGCCCACCATTGCTGCCGGTAGTACGGTTCAGACCGGAACCTTGGATGGTAATCATGCGGCTGGTGCAACTTCTGTGGAAATTGATATTACTG